CACGCAGCCCGTGGCCAGCGCATAGCGGGGCACTTCCGGCATAGCCGTCTCGATCGCCATCGAGGGCAGACTCCAGCCGCCCGAGGTGAACGCATGTGTGAAGGGACCGAGGTCGAGACCCGTCGTCACCGGGGCGCCGAAGGCTGCCTTCAGCCAGACCCCGACCCCCACCGTGTCGATCGGCACGACCACGTCGCCATCGGCGGTGACCGCATCGGCTAGCGGCGCCTGCGGATCGCGGCCATAGCCCAGAAGCTCAGAGGCCAGGAGCGGCTGTTCAGCCCCCAGCGTGCTGCTGACAAAAGGCATCTGCAACCAGCCCGTCTCAGGCGGGGTGCCGTAGATCGTCTCGAAGGCAAGCGCCAGCCTTGCCCGGGCGCCATGCGCTCGTGCCATTGTATCGTCTCCAATGCTCGTGAAGGGCTCAGGCCAGGGGATCGGCCGTGGAATAATGCAGCACCACCGGAATGATGGCTGCCTTAAGGCTGGCGGCGCCCTCGACCGGCAGATCGACCGGGCGCGGCGCTTCCGCCTCGATCCAGTCGCAGAGGCCGCCCAATGTGCGGTCGGCGGCAAGGGCCGTGCCGATGCTGGCGGTTAGCGTGTCGAATGCGCCATCACGATCAGCACCCTGCACGACGGCCTCTATCTCCGCCCGGTGTTGATAGTGGTACCGCATCGGCGAAAGCGTGACCTCGGGCTCTCCCGGTTCACCGTCCCGCAGGATCAGCAGGCCAGCAGCTGGAATGCGCTCGGGCAGAACCTCCCCACGCAGGGCCGTCGCAGGCAGCGCCGAAAGCCGCGCATGCAGCGCGGCGAGGATGGTTTCGCGCAAACTCAAAGCTTGTCCTCCACCCATTTCGCCACGATCAGCCCCGGCAATGCCGCCTGCGCGCGTTCGGCATCCCGCGCCAGATCGAGCCGTTTCGCCAGCTTTACCTGCGGAACCAGAAGGAAGATCGGTACCGTCGCTTTGCCGCGCCCAGTCTTTGAGCGTGACGCCACGCCAAGCCCGCGACTGTTCAGCCGCCCGTCCGTCACCAGCAGGCTTGGCCCCCGGCGACGATAGACGAACCGCAGCCGCAGCCCACGCCGCCTTTCCCATTCACCGGGGGTAATCTTGCCGCCGCGCCGCCCCCGACCGGCAGCTTCCGTCGGGATCGCAAGCCAAAACCCGTCCCGCGAGCGGATGAGCGGGCCTGTGTCATGGGCGCCTACTATGACGGGGGCCTTGGACCAGACGAGCGCCGCGGCGCTCAGGCTCTCGCCGACCTTGGGATAGGTCTTGCTCCGGATCGTGTTCGCGAGGCGACGGCCAAGTCCCGCTTGGGTGATCTGCCCACGCCACGCGGATTTCAGGTCCGTTCCCGCCTCGCGCATGGCCGTTGTCACAGCCTTCTCGCCGGCTTTGATCTCGGCGGCCATCACGGCGACGAGGTCCGGGGTGATATCGATGCCGAGTTTCATGCTGGGGCCAGCTCAATCGTCCAAATCAGTCGCTCGCGATCACGACGCGGCTCGCCTTGGATCAGGAAGGTTTCCTCTCCGATCAGGATCTGCTCCTGCGGCCGAGGGGCCGGGATATCCGCCACTCGGACATCGATCCGCGTGGTGTCTGACAAGAGCCGCGCCGCCCCGAACTCGGTGATCTCGTCGGGCCGGCGCAGGATACCCCGGGCGCGGGTGAACTGCCCTCCGCTGTCGCGATGCCAGATCTCGACCGAGAGATTGGCATCGAGGAACAGCACCCCGAGTGCATCGGCAAAGGCGGTCATCACGTCCGCTTGGCCGAACGCAGCACCTGCGGGCGGGTGCAGATCGGCAGCGGGTTGCTTTCGATTTCGAGGCGAACCCATTCGTCTCGGTCCCGATCCGGGATCATGCGCGCATAGAGCGGCAGACCCAGCGTGTTCACCGTTTCAAACGTGTCGGCCGGGGCGTAGTAGATCTCGAAGAGCCCCTCGACGCCTTCGGGGTAGAAATACGCCTTGTCGGTCGGCACGCCGAAGCCAAGGCCGCCCCGATAACGGCGGAAGGTGATGCCGCCAAAGCTGACCTCTTCGCCCACACGGCCGCGCAGATCTGCCGCTGCGGCAGTGTTCAGATAGGTCTCACGCACCTCCTTGTGCGCCACGAGATCGGCAAAGAAGGCCGAGCCGCATTCGGCGCGCAACTGCACCTGTCCGGCCGCGAGCCCGCCAAGGCTGTCCTCGACGCTCTCGATCATCGCCTGGCAGCGTTTACGTAGGGCGCCGGATGCGGGCGTCGCGTTGTCGAGGTCGAAATCCACCTCGGCCGCCGGGGTGATGCCGAACTCGGTGTAGTAGTTGATGACCGTCGCGCCGTCCTTGGGGTCCTTCACCACGCCCTGGATGCCGTTGAAGAGGTGAAACTCGAAGGTGGCCTCGGCGTCGTTGCGCAGCCGTCCCATCTTGCGGGCCACCTCGGTCTGCACCTGCTGGGTCGCAGTCTCAGAGCCGAAATCGCGGATGGCCTGGATTTCAGAGGCCCAAAGCACGTCCTGCTTCTTGAACTGACGGCAGACAAAGGCACGCATATCACGGCGCTCGGGCACCTGCTGTTCGTAGGCCGAGCCGCGTTCCGAGAATGGGATCAGCGACAGCGTGCCGTCCCGGCTTTCGATCATCACGGTACGTTGGCGCACACCACGCGATCCGAACAAGCCTGCACCCGACAGGATCGCCGGTTTGAAGGGGATGTTTTCCAGAGCCCGGGTGAGCTCGATAATGCTGAAGGCGTCGCCCTCGAAGATGTCCATGCTGGCCATTGCGCCAATCTCCTGAATGTCGATGAAACAGATGCGCGCCGGCGCTCAGCGCAGAATGATGCCAAGCGCGGCCAAGGCCGTGGTGGCGGCGGTGATCTGGGCCTCGGTCGCGCCCTCGGGCCAGATGATCTCATGACGGTTGACGATGGCGGGGCCGCGCAGGATCACGACGCCGGGCGCATCGGCATCCGTGGCATCCACCGCGCCCCAGAGAATGCCGGCGGCATTCTGACTGCCATTCGTCGCGGCCGGTGCGAGCCCAGTGTATTTCCCGCCCGTCGTGATCTTGCCGAGCACGGTGCCAGGCTTGAGCTTTCCCGCGCCCGAGGCGATGGTGACGGTTTCGCGGGTGTAATCGCGCTGCACTTCCCAGACGAGGAAGCCGCCCGCGTGTTTGCCTTCGGTGAGCGTGGTCATGGAAGCTTATCCTTTCGTCTTGAAGGTGCGGGCGATCACATCGCCCCAGGATTGGGTGGTGGCCGCGCGCCCGGGCTGGGCATGGGCGGCGGTGATGATGTCAGGGGTGTTCTCTGCCTTCGCCGCGAGAAGACGGGTGCGGACCTCGTCGAGGCTGGCATCCTCTTCGAGGAAGCGCCCGGCCATCTGCGGCTGGCCGGCAAGGCGGCAGAGATCGATCACGGCACGGGCGTGCGCGATGGCCTCCGCGCGGATGGCGCTGGCCTTCTGGGCAGTGTTGTCGACTGCAACACTGCTCTCGGCCGGGCTGGATGGGCGGGTGTTCCCGTCGGAAACACCAGGCTTCTGCTCAAGCGGCGCCGATGAATCCTCTGCTGGCGTGGTGATGTCGCCTGAGGTGATGTTGTCTTTCCCAACATCACTTGCGGGCACCGCAGGCGGAGTTGCCTCCACCGTCTGATCCGGCTCGCCCTCAAAACCGTTGGGGGCGTCAACGGTTTCCGCGACGGCTTCCAGCAGCGAAGGCGGCGCATTGCGGAACCGGCCAATGTCGAAGCTGGCGGCGATCCGCACGGGCTCTGCCATCCGCGTCGCAAGACCCGCCGCGAGCGCATCCTGCGCATCAAACCAGGTCTCGGCCGTCATCAGCGCCGCGATCTCTTCCTCGGAACGTCCGGACCGCCCCGCATAGCCGCGGATCATGCTGCCCGCGATCTTGTCCATCGTGTCGGCCATCTCGCGCATGTCGGCGGCCGTGCCCATGACAAAGCCCGACGGGTCATGGATCATCAGAAAGGCATTCTCGGGCATGACGATTTCATCGCCCGCCATGGCGATGTAGCTTGCGGCCGAGGCCGCGATGCCATCGATCCAGACGGTGATCGTGCCCTCATGGCGCTGCAGCGCGTTGAAGATGGCCACGGCGTCAAAGACCGAGCCACCGGGGCTGTTGAGCCGCAGATCGATCGGCACGCCATCGGGCAGCGCGCTGAGTTCGGCCAGGAACCCTTTCGCCGTGACGCCATAGGCGCCGATTTCGTCATAGATCAGCACTTCCGTGCCCGACGCACGGGCTCGGATCGTGTACCAGGATTTCATGAGTTTACTCCTGTGGATTGACGCGGTCGGTCCCCGCCGGGTCGTCATCATTGCCGTCCTCGGCATCGTCGCTGGCTTCCGGCCGTCGCGCCGGTGTCGCCCGCGCGCCCTGCGTTTCGCCGGGGCTGGCGCGATAGCTCAGGCCCAGATCCGCGGCGCGTTTCGCGTCCGAGGCATTCTCGCGATCGACCTCTTCGATGTCATAGCCAGTGGCCTCGACCACTTTGCGCCGGGACGTCAGGCCCGCCTCCATCGCCAGCACCTGCGCCTGGATATCCTTCAGGGGATCGACCCAGTCCCAGCGTGGCGGGATCCATTGCACCGGCCGGGCCATCACAGGATCTGCATCCAGCGCACCCGACAGCACGGCCATCTCCAGCCAGCGCCGCCAGATCGGGCGGCATAGCTGGTGCGCTATGACACCGTGCTGCAGCTGGCCAATGCGGCGGCGGAACTCGACGAGTTCGGCCCGGAGACTGGAATAGTTCGCCTGCCGCACATCCCCGGTCACCAGGTGATAAGGCAGCCCAAGCGAGGCCGAGACCGCGAGCAGCGTGCGATACTGGAACGCCTCATAGCCGCCGCCCACATCGGCGGGACTGGAGAACTTCACATCCTCGCCCGGCAGCAGCACCTGCATCGTGCCGGGTTCGAGGCTGGCAAGCGCGGCCCCATCCAGATCGGCCTCGCTTTCGCCGATCATTGGGTCTTCGGGGGCCGTCTTGGTGATGAAGCCCGCGAACATCGCCGCGGTCTTTTTGCGATCGAGTTCAGCATCGTCGTATTGATCCAACAGGAACAGCCGCACCATGGCCGGGGCCACATGCGGCAGGCCTCGGATTTGCCCGGCATCGATGGGGCGGTAAATGTGCAGCACCTCCTCGGCCGGCACGCGGACGGTGTCTGGCACCGCGACGCGCTGATCCGTGCTGTCGCCCGGATGGCGGCGGCGGAAGTGATAAGCCACCCGCCGCCCGATCAGGTCGAACTCGATCCCGCAGCGGATACGGTTCCCGTTCGGATCCGTCTCGGTCTTTTCAAACGGCAGCATCTCCGATTGCAGGAGTTGCAACTGTAGGGGCACCAGCAGCCCGTCCTCCGCGCGACGCGGGCGCAAGCGCACGAAACACTCGCCTGCGACGAACATCTCGCGCGCGACCATGGCCTGCAGACCGTAGAAGTCGGTCAGACCGTCGGCATCGGCTTCGTCTGTCCAGGCGAGCCAAAGCTTCTGGACCTGATCGCGCAGCGCCGCGTCCCCGATCAGCGAGGACGGCTTGATGCCATCCCCCACCAAATTCGCGGCAAAAGCCTCGCAGGCATTGGCGGCATAGCCGTTCGTCACCACCAACTCGCGAGACCGCGCCAGAAGCCTGGGTCCACCCGAGGCGACCAGCGCGTTGATATTCTCCAGAGGTGGGTTCCAACCCCGCAGTCGGCGCTTGGCCATCGCCCCTTCGAGACGCGCGCGCATGGCTTTAGGGCCGCCGGTGGCCCGGCGGCGGAACAGGTCGAACATCCCCATGTCGGTCAGAGCCCCTTGGCGGTCGTCACGCGCACCTGCCGCACGATCCGCCGCCCCTCGGCCGCCGCGATCTCTCGGTCCAGCGCCTCAATCGCCCGGTCGATCTCTGCGACTGAGCGATAGTCGACCGTCTTGCCATCATAGCTGACCCGCGCCACGCCCGAGGACCGCTGTGCAGTGAGGGTCTCGCGGCGGGCGCGCAGGTCGGTGATTGTTGGCATTGTTCACCCCATGTAACTCGACCGCACGGTCCGGCGCCGCGCCGACGGGCGCGCGGGCGAAGCATTGGGCGTATTGTTTGCCGCAGCATCAGCGACCGCAAACTGCGCCGCCAATTCTTCCCACCGGGCGTCTGACCAGCGATCCGCCCCGAGGATCCAAGCCGCAGCGCGCGCATAGACCCGGCAATCCAGCGCTTCGTTCCTCTCGCGCAGCTTCTGCCATTCGAGCCTGGCGAATCCTCGCTTGTTCTTGAC